CACCCTTCGATCGGGTGGATGATCCGATTATTAGTCGTGGTTAGCGTGTTTCTCAACACTCCAGCCAGGATAATACTCGGTGTACGTCGATCGCCAAATATCGGCGACGGAGTACGTGTAGCCTACTGTTAACGCATTTCTGCGTGTCACAGTAAATCTACTTCCTTCACCTGATAGACGCCTATCCCATTTGCATGGAATAGGTGTCGACCCCCTAAGATCGTGCATAAGTTTCCGGAAAAGAAACTTATTCGCTTTCAAAGGGAGAGGCTTCACAATCAGCCTCTTGTACTTCCACAGACAGTAATTGTAAATCCCCATCTCTGGAGAATTACTATGTCTGTAGGAATCGAAACATTCATCTGAATATGGACCATCCAAACGTTGAAACGCTTGAGGGATCCATTTATTCATTTGATGAATTGTTTTCGACTCTTCTAACTCAAACCGCAGAGAAAGGAGACGTTTTAACCGATTTACATCAGTAAAAAGTTCCATCACGTTGGTAGGAGTCGTATCGAAGAATACTGGTCGAACAGGCCTGCCACGGAACCAATCTGTTCCACAACTTTCTCTAACAGGTCCAGATAAAAAGGACTTCTCAGAGTTAATTGTGAAACCAGCGATTGACAAAGCTTCAATTAAGCGCTCTGAATGTCTCTTGGCGATGATTAAATCATCACCAAAGACAGCAAAATCAGAATGCTTAACTGTGCCTTGTTCAGCTTTCAACACTCCATAAATTATGGAAGCGAAGATAGCTGATTCCAACGCAAAAGTATACCCGTTTCCCATCGATGAGATTTTCTCATAAGAGATAGTCTCACCCATAAGTTCTCCTACTGGAGAACGAATGTCGATGAGGTACGAATACCACTCCTCAGGCAATAACATCTTACATAGCTCTAGACTTATTGAGTCCGAAGCACCAGCAAGATCGATAGTAACGTATGAATCGTCACTATCAGTCAAAGACCCGAGCCGAGATAACTCTTGGTTCTTCTCTTGTGAGTCTAGATCAATACCCCACCGTTTTAATCTACGGCGGAAGTATCCATCTACTCCCAATTGAAGATACAAATTAAGAGTCGGTTCGATTGCGATTGAACGCTCAATTTTAGCGTTCTTTGGCACGAAAGTGATTCTGTTTCCAGGAACGATTTCGATTACATTGGCCCAGAACTCTTCGATGTTTAGAGGATAGTGTTTCGGAATACCGAAACGACTCCTATAATCATCTT